GAAGTATCCCGACAAAGCCAAGGAGATCGTGACCGGCGCGTTCAACACGGTTGAGGCTGGGCAATTCATATTCGTGGAATCTACGGCAGAGGGAAATTCAGGCCCATTCTTCGACATGTGCGAGTCATCGCAGAACGCCATGAAAGAGGGTCGTGCATTGACCAAGCTGGACTTCAAGTTCCATTTCTACGCGTGGTGGCAGGACACGAACTATCGCCTGGATGATGAGGACACGGCGGCAACGATCATCACTGCCGACATGGCGGAATATTTCGATGGCATTGAAGCGGAATGCTCAATCACGCTCGATGCCAATCAGCGCGCTTGGTACGTCAAAAAGGCGCAGATACAGGGCCGGGGCATGAAGCGCGAATACCCGTCCACGCCGAAAGAGGCGTTTGAGGCGAGTATCGAAGGCGCATATTTCACGACCGAAATGGCTAAGGTCCGTGAGCAAGGCCGCATCTGCAAAATCCCTGTTCTGAACAAGCCCGTTGATGTGTTTTGGGATTTGGGCGTTGGTGATGCGATGACACTCACGTTCCGGCAGACGGTCGGGCATGAAGTGCGGATCATCGACTATTACGAGAACAGCGGTGAGGGTTTTGAGCATTATGCTCGGCACTTGAACAAGAAAGACTATATCTACGGGCGCCACTATTTCCCCCACGATGGAGATCATCGCTCGTTGGGCGCTGTAGCTAAGACCAAAAAGGAATGGGCTGAGGAGGCTGGCATCCGGCCTATCGAGATCGTCCCTCGCATCGCGACAGAGGCGGCGGGCATTGAAGCGTCACGCGCCTATCTCCCATCCGTCTGGTTCGATGAGGAGCGATGTGCTAGACTGATCCAGTGCATGGACAGCTACCGCAAGGATTGGGACGATAAATTGGGCGTATGGAAAGACACAGCGCGGCATGACGAGTTCAGCCACGGCTACAAGTCCTTTGAAACCGCTGCTGTTGCGCCTAAGAGTGTGGCATCCCGCCCATTGAATTACACGAGCCGAGGCGTACTATGACTTGCCTAGCCTCTCTTGCTGTGAATCATGCGCGCCGCGAAGAAGCGGAACGCGCGCGGATGATGCTCATGCTCCTCAAGGGCGCGGGTGTTCTTGAACAATATCTTGTATTGGCTCGGGGAAAGATATGATCGCTCATGATGACGAAGGCGGGCCGGTGCGGGGATGTGTGGACCCGGCGCAGAACCCTGATGGCAGAAGATCGGCAACCTCCCATAATATTTTGGCCGGGGCTTTTGAGTATCTGCGCCGGAAAAGGCCAAACTGGCATCAGTCGGAAGCGTTGCAATTCCTGAAAGAAAACAGAACGGACACTCTTGCTCTTAATGCTTTTAATTATGGCAAGGGTGTCGCAATGAAATTGGACGCACCGCATGACCGCACCTAACATCGCCATCACATATACCGATCCCGACAATGGCGACGATGACGCGCGTCTGGCTGGGCTGCTGTCGTTCCTGCAAGACGAGGAGCGCCGGTCGTTTGATGACTCGTTGAACGATGAGCGCGCGGTTTGCATCGACTTCTACAACGGCGAGCCATTCGGTGATGAGGAGGATGGTCGCAGCCAGTATGTGACGCGCGACGTGGCCGAGGTTGTGGATCAGGGCGTTGCCAGCCTTGAATCCGTCATGCTGTCCGGTGATAGCGCGGTGGAGTTCGACACGCAGGACAAGAGGCTGGGCAAAGCCATCACGGCGGCGGTCGGCAAGGAGTTCTTTCAGGGGCAGGACGGTTATCGGGTTCTCCACGACTGGATCAAGGCGGGGTTGCTGGAGAAGACCTCAGTTGCCAAGGTCTGCATTGAGCCGCAGCCGCCAAAGCGCGAGGAGATGACTGTCCCAGTAGAGGCGATGGTTCTTTTGCAGCAGGAGCAGAAAACCAACCCCAAGGGCCCGCAGATCATCGCGGCTGAACCAGTGGATGAGACTGAGGAGCAATGGCGCATTGCTGTGGCTATTCCTCAACCGCCCTTGTTCCGCGATTACATTGTGCCCAACGAAGAAATGGGCATTGCGCAGGACGCCCGCGATCTTGACGATGCGTGCGAGTACAGCGTTTACAAAATGCCCAAGACAATCTCGCAGATCGCACAGATGGGCTATCTCACAGAGGGATTGCAGAGCGATTCCAACGATGACGGCGGCGTTCTGTCGCAGGCTCGCGATGGTGATTTCCGTGCATCGACCGTGGCGGACTATCGGACCGGGCCTAACCGTCGCGTCTGGCTGCTGGAGGAGTATGCGCGCTATGATCTGGACGGCGATGGTATAACCGAACTGGTCAAGGTGCATCGCGTTGGTGGTGTCATCCTCAACGTCGAGCCAATGGATGAGCAGCCGGGTGTCATCTGGTGCCCGTTCCCGATGCCAGGGCGGATTGTCGGGCAGGGGTTGGCCGATAAGGTCATGGACATTCAGCGCGGACGGTCTGTGCTGTTCCGACAGGGGCTGGACAATCTCTATCAGTCGAACGCGCCGCGCTGGACGCTGCACACGCAGTCCATATCGGACGATACGATTGATGACCTTCTGTCCACGCCGCGCGCGGGTCAGGTTATCCGGCATCAGGGCAATTCCCCGCCCATGCCCGTCTCCATCCCGTTCGTCGCTGGGTCCGCCTTCGAGACGGCCCAGGTGCTGGCGGGCGAAAAAGAAGCGCGCACCGGCATCACGCGGCTTAATCAGGGCATCGACAAGGACACGCTGAACCAGACGGCCAGCGGCACGGCGATGATGATGACGGCAGGCCAGCAGATGGAGGACTATATGGTCCGCAATCTGGCCGAGGCATTCGGGCGCTTAATGCTCAAGAAATACCGCCTCATGCGCAAGTTCGGCGGTATGATGACCGTTTTTGTCGATGGCGAGGAAATCCAGACCGATCCCAAGACGTGGCCCGACGATGCCAAAATCCGGGTGCGTGTCGGTTTGGGAACGGGGCGCAAGGATCAGCGGCTCGCTCATCGCATGAACCTGTTGCAGATTACGGCGCAGGCCCGCCAAGACCCTGAGTATGGCCGGATGGTCACACCGCAAAACCTCTATAACCAGATCGCTGGTGTGATCGAGGATAGTTCGCTGGGCATGGTGTCGGAGTTCATCAGCGATCCAACGCGCTTGCCGCCAGTAGAGCCGCAGCCCAATCCCGATATGGTCAAGGCGGAAGCTGATGCGAAGTTGCAGGCCGCGAAGTTGCAGGGCGATCAGCAGGCGGCAGAGGCTGGGTTGCAGATCAAGGCCCAGGACGCGGCGCTGACACTCGACCTGAAGCGCGAGGAGGCGGCGGCGAAGATCATGCTTATGCGTGAGGAAATGGCTGCGAAGCTGGAACTTGAGCGCGAACGGGCAGCATCGGAGGCGGCGCTTGCTGTTCGACAGCAGGACTTTGAAATGGCTATGGCTCGCGAGAATATGGCGCTGCAACGTGAGCAGGCCGAGCATAAGGCGGGTATGGCTGAACAGGCGGTGCAGAAGAACCGGCCCGGTGGAGATTTGGATAAGTGAGCGCGATTTATCAACATCCGCTCGCGCTTGTTACCCTCAGTGTTCGCGAGGCACGTATCTTGCAAGGGGCGGACGAGGCGTTGGCTCGCGGCTATCCGATCCCAGATTATCACGCGCCAATCGTCGCGGCTATTCGCCACCATATCGACCGCGTGGCCGCGTGGAAATTCTCGCGGGAGAAAATGAAATGACAATCCTCCTCATCATCACCAACATTCTTGCGCTGTCCGCTGTGGCATATCTCATTTGGCTCAAACGTCCTGAGTGGATACCGACGCCGCGCGCCAAACCTGTCCCGACGAATACCGAAGGCGTGGAAGGCAGACGAGCGCGTGGCTATCGTGCCAAAGCGGCCATGGAGGAGTTCTTTGCACCGGCCATGGACGTAATGCGCGACGAGTATATGGCGGCGCTAACCAAGATCGCGGCGAATGAGCCATGGGAGACGGCGAAGATGACGAAACTGGCCGTTGCCCAGCGCGTCATTGATACGGTCTACCAGCATGCGATGGCGGCTATTCTCGACGGGGAGATGGCCGCTCAAGAGAAGAACAGGGCAGAGCAGATCGCAGCCCTACCCGAAGCAAAACGCAAATGGCTGTGATGGAGAATGAACGATGATTGACCCACAAGCTGCCGCCGAAGAACTGCTGGCCGACGAGATCGACGCATCGCTTGCGGACGAAGGTGTTGCGCCCAGTGGCGAACAGACAGGCGAGGAGACGCTTCTCGATGAACTGGTCGATGACATCGCCGATGAGGAGGGCGAACCCGCCGAAGAAGGAGCAGAGGAAGCTGCCGCAGAAGTTGAAATCCCGCCTGCGCCTGATGCGTGGTCGAAGGAAGATGCCGCAGCCTGGAAAACCCTGACGCCGGAAGCGCGCGAGATCGTGGCTCGTCGTGAGGCGGAAGTTACCAAGGGCTTTCGTGAGATGGGCCGCAAGGTGTCCGAAGCCACGAAAGCCGCCGAGCGTGATGCCGTTGCGGCGGTGGCACAGCATGCGGAGAACTTCGCGGCGCAACTCCAGATTTACGCCGAGCAATTCACGCCGCAGCCGCCCAATCCACAATTGCTTTACACGGGCAACCCTGATGATGTATTGATCTATCAGCGACAGGATGCGGCATACCGCGAGGCACTCTCTCAGCAGCAGGCGCTGCACCAGAAGGCCCAGCAGTCTCAGCAGCAGGCCCAGCGAGCGCGCCAGACCCTGACCACTTCCGAACTGGAGGCTGAGACGGAAAAGCTGCGCGAAGTTTTCCCCGAATACCTCGACCCAAACACAGGGCCGGAACTCCAGCGCAAGCTGGCCTCAACGGCGCAAAGGTTGGGATACTCCCCGGAGTTGTTCGCCCAAGCTGGTGCGGATGACATTGTGGCCCTCAAGCAAGCGACGGCGGATCATGAGGATGCGCTGAAATATCGCAAGCTGATGGCTGACAAGATGGAAGGTGTTCGAGCCGCGAAGAATCTGCCCAAGATGGCGCGCCCCGGCGTGACCAGAACAACGGGACAGGTCAACGCGGCGGCAAAGGAAAACGCATGGTCGAAGGTTAAGGAGACGAAAGACCCCGGCGCCTTCGCTGATTTTCTCGGTTTGTCATAATCGCCTTTCAGCCCGTCGCGAGACGGCTAGGCCCATAGATGGATTATTACCATGGCTGTCCCATCCAATACCGTGCAGGCCGTCAACCGCGTTGGCGTCCGTGAAGACCTTTCCGACCGTATCGGCGAACTGTTCCCCGATGACACCCCCTTCATCCGCGCCATCGGCACCGGCCCGCGCGCCAAACAGGTCTATACCGAATGGCAGACTGACGCACTGGTTGCGGCCAATGCGCAGAACAAGACCATTCAGGGCGATGACCTGACCAACGACAGCCGTCCCAACACGGTCCGCGTCGGCAACTACACGCAGATCATGAAGAAGGTTATCGGCGTCTCGACCACGCTGGAAGCCTCTGACCTGGCTGGCCGTCGCTCCGAAAAGGCACGCGAGATCATGAAGGCCGGTCGCGAACTGCGCACCGATCTGGAACTGCGCGCTACCGGCAACTATGCGGCTGTGGCTCCTGCTGCTGGCACTCCCGGCGAAATGGCGGGCTTCCTCGCATGGATCAAGACGAACGACAGTCGTGGCGCTGGTGGTGCGGACGCGACCTATTCGGGCGGCACTTCGGGCTATCCCAACGCCGCTGCAACGAACGGCACGCAGCGCGCATATACGGAGCCTTTGCTCAAGACGGTTCTCGCCAATTGCTGGTCGGCTGGCGGCAATCCCAAACTGGTCATCACGACCATTGGGCAGAAGCAGACGGCAGCGGCTTTCGCCGGTCTGGCAACGCAGCGTCGGGAAGCGGGCAACAAGCGCCTGACCATCGTCGCAGGCGCGGACTTCTATGTTTCGGACGTGGGCGAGGTGCAGTTTGTGCCGTCGCGCTTCACGTCGAGCCGCGATGCTTTGGTGGTCGATCCTGAATATTGGGAGATCGCCTATCTCGACCCGATGCAGCGCCGTCCGCTTGCTGTGACGGGTCTGGCAGATCGTGAGGCGCTCTATCTCGAAGCTACCTTGAGGAGCCTCAACGAGGGCGCTTCGGGGGCGGTTTCGGACCTCCTGTAACTTAGGACTTGACCCATGCACACCTTGACTGCCAAATGCTCCTTTAAGGAGAAATCGAATGGCGGAAAAGGTGTGCATAGTTGATGGTTGTCAGTCAAAGTCGGCCTGTAGGCAAATGTGTTATAAGCACTATGGCCGATGGCAAAGACATGGCGACCCGGAGAAATTGGTCAATCCTTGGGGGACGCCAGAAGAGAGGTTGTGGAGGCATGTTGATCGTCGCGGGCCTGATGATTGCTGGGAATGGCAGGCCGCGACAAGGTACGGCTATGGTATGGTCCAGAACGTCAAAGAGCGCGGCAAGTCAGTAATGGCGCACAGGTTCGCTTATGAACTTTTGGTTGGGCCTATACCAGATGGGCTGCACCTCATGCACAAATGCGATAACCCTCCCTGTTGCAATCCAGCGCACCTTACGCCCGGAACGCCCAAAGAGAACGTCCACGACATGATGGCGAAGGGGCGGGGAAACTGGCGAGCGCCGAAAGGTGAAGAAAGCCCCCGTGCCAAACTTACCGCCGAACAGGCAAAAATCATCAAATATGGCTACGAAAAAGGTGTCGTATTGGCAGCGCGTTTCGGTGTACAACCAACCACGGTAAGTGCAATTCGGAACGGCAGACTATGGAAGGAAATCTGATGAACACCCGCACTCCCCGCTCCGAACGGCCCGCAGAGCCGATGCGCGCTGAACAGCCCGCGCATGAGCAGAACCAGACCGATGACGGCCTCGCAATCCATGTTGCCAGTCCGGGCATCAACCCCGGCGACGACGAGAAGGCCCCCGAAGGTCAGGTCAAAATCCGCTGCATCGTCCACAGCGTCCACCTTGGCGATGGTCGCCAGTTGGTGAAGGGTGATACGGCTTTCGTGACTGAGGAACTGGCAAAGTTCCTTGATGACCGGGACCAGATCAAGCGTGTCTAATCATGCTGAACGCTGGGAGTTGATCGACCACAACCCTGTCACTGGTTTGCGCAAGTGGATGGGATACGATCAGGATACCGACAGCGTTTTGGTTTCCTACGATCAGGACAAGGCGGTCATTGACGCCGCCCTTGATCGCAACAAGGAATGCCAGAACGAGACGCAGCATGGTGACAAGGATATGTGGCACGCTGCCCATGTCCCTGTTCAGGTTATGTACGAATGGCTGGCAAAGTATGGCGTCAATGCGTGGGACCCGTCCCATATCGACGGCGTGAAGCGGCTGCTCAACTCGAACGAATATCGCTGGTGCCGGGTTAGGCACTTTGTTATGTGAGGGTCTATCATGGCATTAAAGATCACTTATTGGACGGCATCGCGCACCAACCAGAATATTGCTGGCGGCGTGGTTTCGTCTGAATCGCTGGCGCTGACGGGAGCATCGGCACAATCTGGCCTGACGCCTGCAAGCGCCGTCTATGTGTCGATCAACGCGACGGAAGCGGCTGCGTTCGATTATTCCGGCGCCAATCCTACGGCCATTGCGGGTGCGACCGGGACCAGCGCATATATGGCCGATGGCCAGAGTGTTTGGCTTGACGCGGTGGCCGGGTACAAGGTCGCTGGCATCCAGGCAACCTGACCCATGGTCGCCCTGCCCATCATCCTCGCTGGTACAATCGGCAATTATATCGACCTGGTAGAAAAGGTGGCGCTGTGGCTTGATCGTGACGACCTCACAGACCGCATCCCTGACTTTGTGGCGTTGCTGGAGGCGCGGCTTAACCGCCTGCTGCGAACGTTGAACCAAGAGCAGACGGCAACGTGGGTCATTCCCGCTGGTGGCTATGCCTTGCCGGACGCCTATCGCAAGATGCGCTCGGTGCGGATCGCTGGACAGGGCCATGCGCCCCTTACCCAAATGTCACCGCAACAGGTCGAGCAGCAATTCGCCGGATATAGCGGCCTGCCTCTCGCATATTACGAAACGAACCGCGTCCTGTTCATTGCGCCGTCGAACGGTGACACGACAGTCGATGCGATTTACCTTAATCGCGTCACGCCACTCACCTCCGATAATAATAGCAATTGGGTGCTGGAGGAGCATCCGGACTGCTATCTGACCGGGACGCTGCTGGAAGCTGCAATCTATATCCGCGATGAGCAGGCCATCGCGCTTCTTTCCATGCGGCTGGATGGGATCATTGCAGAAATGCAGCAGATGAGCCGCGCCGATCAATATGGTGGTGGCCCATTGATTCCGGGTGGCATGAAGCAAGCGCGTGGTGCGCGTGCATGAGGATCGCATTCCCCGCATATTCCCCCGACACGCCGCAGACAACGGCGGATATGTCCAACCTCGCCGCCACGACCACGGGCTTTCGTCCGGTTAAAGGCTTCTCCCCCGTCACGTCTGCGTTGCCGGGTATTCTCGGCGGGGCGTCGTTCATCGGCAGCGATGGCACGTCTGCGCTATTGGGTGGCACCGCGACGGACTTACATCGCTATTCGGGTGGAGCATGGGTTAGCGCGCTGGGCTCACTGTCTGCCACGTCATGGCGCTATGACCAGTTCGGCAACAATGTGATATGCGCGAATGGCGGACTGTTGGTCAGCTATGATCTTGTGGCGGGTACGGCTTCGGAGATCGTGGGCAGTCCCATTTCCAGCCTTGTCGCGACGGTTCGCGATCAGGTGTTCGCGGCGGGCGATCCGTCCGACAACAATCTGCTATCCATTTCGGGCTTCAATGACAGCGCAGGCTGGACTCCTGGCACGAACCAGAGCCTTGCCGTGCCCTTTCCATCCGGCGGGGCTATCATGGGCGTGTGCGGCGGGGAAACCGGGCTTATCCTGCAACAGCGGTCCATCAAGCGCGCGACCTATACCGGCGATGTGACAGTCTGGCAGTTCGATGAGATCGCCAAGGACGTTGGATGCCTTGCCAAAGGTTCGGTGGCGCAAGTCGGCAATATCGTGTTCTTCCTGTCCGAAGAGGGCTTCAAAGCGTGCGACCGCAATTCCGTGGTTCCGATTGGCAATGAACAGGTCGATGCGACATTCTTCGCCAGCTACAGCCGCCCCGACATTGTGGACAAGATACGCGCCGCCGTCGATCCTCGCGCTCTGACAGTCACATGGTCCATGCCGGGTACGCCGGGGCGGATGCTCACCTATAACTATGGCATCAAGAAGTGGTATCCCATCGACACGAATGTGGAGTCGGTGTTTCAGGGCTTCTCGGCCAATATCTCGCTTGAAGCCCTCGACGCGCTTTATCCATCCGGTCTGGATAGCATTCCGATCAGTCTGGACAGCACGATGTTTGCTGGCGGCAATCCGCTGTTCTTCGTGGTTGATAATAATGATGTGATTGGGACGATGACCGGCGACAATCTGGCGGGATATATCAGTCTCGACCCGGCAGAACTGGACCCCGGCTATCGAGTGCGGTTCAGGTCGGCCACCCTAATTGGCGATGTTTTGGATTATCGCGTCACGATTGACGCAAGGGCAAGGGCGGGTGATCCGCAAAACCTCAAGGCATCGGGATCAACCAAGCCGGATGGCTCCGTGGCATTGCGCGCCAATGGCCGATACAATGGCGTTCGCGTCGATATTCCTTCTGGCGTGTGGACATATACGCAGGCAATTGACCTGGAGTTTGTGCGCGAGGGTTCACGATGACGCAGCTTATTCCCCCGACGTCAGGTGCCAATTTGCCGGAATGGATCAGGAAGGCCGCGACCGCAATCAACGCGCTGATTAGCCGTGGCGTCCAGCGCGATGGCGTGTCGATCTATACGGCCCCGACTATCTCGGTTGTGCCAACACAGGCAGAGGTTCAGGCTATTGCCGATGCACTGGCCGCTGTCTCAGCGAGATTGGAATGACCTATCAGGCGTGGCGGCAGGCGTTTCATGATATGCTCGATCCGCGCTTTTACCCCGCCTCATGGCTTGATGCTGAAATCGCAGCGGGGCGAATGATGTTGATGGCGGTGGAAGATGCTGCTATCCTGTTCAGCGTTAAGGTCTATCCTTCCGGCTTGAAAGAGTTGCAAGGGGAGGCCGCTTGCGGAAACCGTGAGGCCATCGTCCTCACCCTCATTCCGGCTGCTGAGCGTTGGGCCAAGTCGATTGGCTGTGAAAGCGCGGCAATTCAGAGTCGTGAGGGATGGTCAAGGGTTATGCGTAAGTTCGGTTATTCTCCATATCAGACTTCGATCAGGAAGGTTCTGTAATGGGAAAAATTATTAATCCTGATGTACTCCGGGAGTTGTTGGATTACGATCCTGCAACCGGGAAGTTGTTTTGGAAAGCGCGATCCGCTAAGTGGTTCATGCCTCCTTGGCACAGAATTGGCGTGAAATCTGCGCACGCGAGAGCTAATGCTTGGAATGGCAAGTGGGCTGGAAAAGAAGCGTTCACCTCTTGTTACAACGGGAAATACCATGGTGGCGCTGTCTTAAGCGCGCCTTACCTGGCGCATCGCGTGGCCTACTCTTTGCATTACAATGTGTGCATTGTAGGTGAGATTGATCACATTAACGGAGACTACTCCGATAATCGTATCGTTAATCTGCGTGAGGTTGATCATACGGGCAATGCGCGCAATACTTCTCTTTATTCTACCAACACGAGCGGGACGCCTGGAGTGATGTGGGAGGAATCCCATAAGGCTTGGTCCGTTAAAATTAGCTTTAATGGGAAACAGAGGCGTATTGGCCGTTTTAAAAAGAAGTCGGAAGCTATTGCTGCAAGAAAACATGCGGAGACGGTTCATGGGTATCACCCAAACCATGGTCGCCTGACGGTAGGAGGCTGACATCGGATTATCCTCAAATAAAACAACGCAGCAGCAGACGCAGACCTCCGGGCCGTCCGCCGCAGCCATGCCGTACATCAACGCCGGATCGACCGCGTTGCAGGGTGCTTATGACCAGACGCAGCCCATTGCCAGCCAGATCGGCTCGACGCTGGGTAATATGTTTGGCACGTATCAGCCCACGGACACGACCGGGCTTAATCTCGCGTCGGCAACGAACAACGACACGCTGACCAATGGCGCGAGCGCGAATCCTGAACTCGGCAACATCATCAACAGCACGAATGAGAGTGTGGCCGATAGGGT